TCTTCCTGACGTTGATTAAAAATACTGTCTGCAGGCATTTCAACTCGCAGCTCCACCCAGCGGCCCTCTGGGATATCGACAGGCTCTCCCTCTTTTATCGTTTCGATAAAAGTATCATCATCAGGCTTGTAACCGATTAAATTGCGGGCAAACTCAGGCGCCGACGTATGTGTCCTGTGATACGTTTTCAGCAGAATAGAGCCATCTGATTCAATTTTATAATCTATCCACAGCAGGGGTAGTTTGTTTCGGTCGAGCGGTATCTCAATGCCGCCATCGATACCGCCCCATTCAGGAGTTGAGTTGAATCCCAAAACACCAGAAATACGATAAACGCCAAGATCAATACGTTCTGTGGAAGCTCCTTCAGCCTGGTAGTTAACCTCCGCAGATCTGTCCCCTTTCAGCTTAACAATCGGGGATGCTTTTTTAATGAACCCGTTGCCGTCCACCGTGGTATTGGCAGTGTCGTACATTGTCCGCGAGTACACTCCAACATTCGACTGTGCCGATATTATAGTCACCGTGCCTGATGGCGAGTATGGGATTTGAATAGCTCCAGCAGTATCCCCGGTTTGAAGCCACAGGCTCGCCGAGAAGGTCGTGGCGGGCACACCGCCTCCAGGTGTTGTGTTATTACGGAATACACAGCTTCCGTACCCTAGAAGGCTTGAGTATATATCGTTGTTACTAGCCGCGTTGATTACTATGTGAGTGTTGTTGTTGACCCCAAAACCCCACATATCGCCCACTATAGGGATGTTGTTAATGTTTTTGCCCGCGTTATATGTTGCCGCAGTCCCTAAACCAAGAGATGTTCTGGCCCCTGGACTGTTTGTTGCACCAGTTCCCCCCTGGTTAACAGGGACGGCCCCGTTACTTTTTGTTGCCATATTATCGGCAAGGTATTTCCAGGATGGGCCGGTAAACGTTGATTGGTCAGGTAACTTTACAGTTATTGTCCCTGTACCGCTGAATACCTGCTGCCAGTTCTGTTTGTCGTAGTTCAGGCCACGAAGCGCTTCAGTGTTCTGAACTACCATTGCAGCGGTGACCATATTCAGTGCCACACGGGGTACAGCTGACCAGGCCGCGCCAGATTGTGTTGGCCCGGTAAAGTTGCTGACCAGCGTCAGAGCCGTGCCGCTTTCGACGGATTTAACCGGGAGCGTATAGGGGACACCGCCGACAGTAACAACAATAAAGTCACCAGCCGAAAGTTCAGTGCTAAATGTAGTCCCTGTCCCTGATACCAGGGCAGAGTTATTCGTCAGGGTTAAGGTTCCTGCTGACATGGATATCTCCTGAATTCAGATAATAAAAAACCCGCCGGAGCGGGTTATTTCTTGGTGATTCATTATGGGCAATTCGAACGGGTGAAATTATTTTTATTCACCCATCGCCAGTTAAATGGATAACCGGCCCTGTACTCAGTCTGATTTGAGACTTTACGTACACCATAAATATCCACCATTTGTGTCTGTCCACCCAGTAAGGCCTGAGCCTGACAAACAGGAAGCTGCTTCTCCAACAATGGTCCAGAACATGCTGAAAGCGCAAAACTGACAATAAACAAGATAATTATATTTCTCATCTTTGGCACCAGTGCAAATTATTTATATTAAAATAAACGAGGTGGATAAATATTATAAATAGATTAAACAGATCGATACTTATAAATTGATCGTTTTAAACGATCATTTTAATCATATGCCGCTGTATTTATCGCTGTTATCACAATACCGCTATTAGTCGTACCGACTGAAGAACCGCTTGCTGTTGTTGATGAAAGCCCTTTGATTCTTGTTCCAGCGCCTTCATTGAAGCAACCCGTTCCCACATCCACAGGCTGAATTATTGGCTGTCCACCGGGTGCTGAACCAGCATGCAGGAGAACAGCACCCAGCCCCATCGGATTTACAGCCCATTTCCCAGTCATCCACGCTGTCACTGGTTGGGACCAGCATAACGTTGTGCGTGACCTCTTTGACTTCTGCCTTGTTCTCGATACCGTATGCCTCACGCTCGAGGCCAATCAGCGTCTTCAAGCTGTCACTGAGGTCTTTCATGGATTTAACGCGGGAAGGGAGGCTGATTATTTTGTGGTAGAGATCGTTGAGCTTATCCATACCCTTGTCGTCGGGTGAGCGCATCATTTCTCCCAGGACCTCAAGCGCGGCCACGTCGCCACACTCTCCGGCCAGCTCATCGAATAGCGTGTTGGTCAGTTCGCGAGCCCGGCGGATGTCTCCACGGTGCTCCATGCGTACTGTGGCAATAACCTCGGCTGTCGCCTCTATCAGTACGCGTTCGGTCAAAGTACTTTCGTTGCGTACCGTCCTGCGTACCTCCTGTTTGCGTACCAGATCGTCAGCTTTTTGCTGAATCTTCGCATTCAGGTCGCGCGACCAGTCATCACGCTTTGCACGCTTACGGATAGCGCCTTCGCTGATACCGTGTTGTGATGCAATTTCTCTTAGGGACATCACTCCGGCCCGGTACGCCGTCTCGATGGCCTCCCAGTCCGGTTTTACCATAAGATTTCCTTTAAATTTTGTGAGCTAAGTCAAGTTGTTATTATTGAAATTTATACCTATTGTCGCCATCTAATCATTGTCATATCACTAACTTTTAAGGACATAAAATGGCTAAAGCACCTTCACAAACTCCAGTTGCAAAATTTAATAAAGGGGAGCTAGTCGTATTGAAATCAGGTGGCCCAGCAATGACTGTTGAAAAACCACTTACTACCTTATCGGATACCTTCAATGGTAACTACCGTTGCCAATGGTTTGCGGGAAGGAAATTAGATAGTGGTAATTTCCCAGAAGAGTCGTTAGATTAATTCATCCCAAAGCCATAACCCAATCAACCACTGTGTTAGCTGTTGCAGATGTATCAAATTGGATGTTATCTGCACTGCAAAAAGATGGATGCTTATACCAGCAGGACGTCGTTGATTATTTGGTCAAAGTTGGTAATGAGCAACATTTGAAGGAAAATGCAGACGGCAACCAAGCACTTTCAACGAAAGTCATAAATAAGTTCAGAGTTGATAGCGGCGGGGATGTTGTTTGGGTTAGGCCGGACAAATACTGGCGATATCGTGTACCTGAGGACGAGGACGGTCGTGAGGCACGCGGTTAGTACATAGGGCGAGTAATCGCCCTTCTTTTGCCATTACGATGGGTCTGCCCATGGTGATGGCAATAAAAAAGCCACCAGAAGGTGGCCGGGATGTTCAGAATAAAATCAGTTTAACGCCTTTGATTAACCTTCTGATCTGGATTTCTCTAGTTCATAAAGTCCAGCCCCATCGTCCGCATCTAGCAATGCGTAATATTCAGGATCCCTAAGGCGGTCTATCTGGTCCAAAGCATCAGAAAGCTGAGACTGCAATAAGCCGATATCTGAAGAAAGCCTTTCATTTTCTTCTTTTACTTCAGTTACTGCGTTTTGCAGCGAAATAATGCTCTTATTCGTTGCCGGAAACCTATTAATTTCATGCCAGATGGCAACTACTAGAGCCAAAATGGCCACGCCTATAGATGTCATATCACTCTCCTTGGTGTATTGGAGAATAGTAGCTTATTGCATTATCGCAGGCACTCAGTGAATACCTGCTGCAATGCACAGTACGGACCGTAAGGCAACAATCTGAACTTTCTGTTTCACATATAGCCCCCTGAGGAATAAGATTAAATCTCGCAAAACTCAGGGATTGCCATGAAACAAAGACTAAGTTTTAAACTTTACTCTCTCATCTATTTCATGATCGCCTTCTCAGCGATGACGTCATTCGCCATTATGTTTGCCGATTTTGCTATAGGCGACTGGTTGGTTGACATCTGGCATGGGAAAGTTTCCATCACTGATTACCTTGACTCGCGCTTGCATATCATAGCGATCATAGGTGGCTATGGGGCATTCGCTGGGCTTGTGCTCTGGTTTATGTTTTGTAGAAGACTTAATATCAAATAATCCGTTACCCCTTGCATGTGCTGTTGCCATTACGATGAGACCGCACGTGGTGATAGCAATAATATGTTAACCTTGGCAAACCCAATGAGGTGTTATGTTTTCCTTTCTCAACACATTCAAGCGGCTCATAAGCAAGCAGCAGACGGCGCAGACCGTCGAGCCTGAGTATTCAGATGAACAGCTTTTGCAGTGGGCTACCGGTTGCATGTTAGAAGGTTTGCCAGACGAATTTTATGAAGCGAGAATTTCCTGCTTCCGTAACATCGATAGTGAAGGACGCACGGCAATAGCAGCTATACATGACTTCAAGTTAACCAGCAAAAGCGAATATACATCTTTCACTCCACCAGATGATCTTTACGCCACACATTGCATTGAAAAAATTCTTACTGGGAAAAACTGGTGCCAAGCTACTATAACTTTCAACACGCAAACGACAAAATTCACATGGGAATAACTTTCCCTCTATTTTAAAGTCGTTGGTATTTGCCGCTGACGTTCTATCTCCCGTATCCCTGATAGCTGATTGTTAGCCTTATCAATGGTAGCAAGCAGCGGCTTAATCCAGAGCACAGCCTGGCAATACGTCAGCGTGCTGGCGGCAGCGGGACTATCAACGGCTGCGTCAGCGTACCCTGAATCGGCGTGCATTGCGCTGGCACGTAAACGGTTCGCGTAGTTGAGCAGCCCGCTAGTAACATCAGCAGGAACAAGCATATCACAGGTTTTTTCACGTTGGAGAATCTCCCGGTATTCGATAACGGTCTTTTCGGTTCCGGCATCAATCAGCGAGTTCAGGCGACTGGCGCTCTCCGCTACCTGGTTAAACCGGTTGAAGTTGAACGCCTGGGTAGTTATCACCGTCGCCTGTAGTGCGTTGTCACTGCGCAGTACCCGGTTGTCGCTCTCGGACGCTGTCAGCACGGCATTGCTGCGAGCCAACAGCATGCAGAGGACCGCGATAATGGTGACTACTGCAATTCCAACAGCAACGAGAAGTCTGTTCACTGGTCTATCCCCCAACACGTCAACGCGCTTTCCTGGTCTCGCCGCTCTACCTGACCATAGCACCCATTTTTCTGGCCTTTGGTCAGACGACAGTCGCGACCACCGTCTTTAATCCACCAGAGGATCGCTTCACAGGCGCCTTTACGGTCACCTGCATTGAGTCGTTTGTAGAACGTAGACGGGAAACATTTTTCGGGGCCGATGTTGTAGGGACAAAATGATGCAATGCCTGCTTTCTGCGGCTCGGTCAGTGGTACTTTGATATTTCGGTCAACCCACGCCAGCGCCTTATCGCGCTCGATGGCGTTTACCTAAGCGCATTTCTCAGATGACAGCTTCATGCCCTGAACTACTGGCTTGCCATCAACCATCGTGGCGCCACGGCAAATTGTCCAGAGTCCGCCGCCGTCGCGATACGCTGTCAGACTGTTACCCTCTTTCTCATCCAGAAACTGATCGAGAATCACGGGCGCGGAAGCCCCAGCAAGAATCAAACCAATGACCACTGCGCTCAGTTTACTCTTCAGCTTTGGTGACATTGCCATTAAGTCGGTCCTCCCTTTCCTTTTGCCTGTAATACCAGTTCACTGCACAGGTGATTACCGTGCATGCGATACCGACAATAATTGCCCAGTCGCTCAGGCTTAACCCTGCAATTCTGTCGGCCAACATCCAGGACACCTCTTTTGCTGTTTTAGCTGTTTCGGCATATGCCTTCGCTGATACACCGCAGCCGGTCAGCGTGGTGCCTGTTCCATATGAAAGTCTGCTGTAAATGGTGCTCATTCTGGTCATAGCCTCACCTCCGATTTTTCGGATGGCGCTGTGTATGTATGAAAAGGGTCAGGCTTCACGGGCTGGATTTATCAACAAAGCGCGTAACGGATAACTCCCGTGAACCTGAAATGAAAAAGGCCGCATATTAGCGACCTTAGTTAGTTTATATACTTTACCTTGGTTTAGGGCCTGGAGAAAATTTACTTTTGAGCCCCCTTCTTTTGTTTTTCACATCAGGAAATAATTCCACCATTATGTCAGTGCAACGACTCATTGACTCAGCAGCAGCAATCAATCCTGAGTATAAAAAACCTTTATCTGTATCATTAAGTATGCCTGTACCACGGCCATTCGCTTCAATACGATAAAATGAATATGGTAAAATATGTGTGTAATGGGATAAATGATCAAATATAGGATTAAATGACTTACTATCAATACCGCACAGTTTTAACAGCTCATCTCTGCTTTGAATTGTAAGGATTTTTCCTTGTATACTTTTCTTTTTGATTTCTGATGGTAGCGCATTGAAGTATTCAATTTCTGAAATATCTTCAATGAGCTTTTTTTTCTCATGCTCAAAAGCTTTCAAGTTTTCTTCATCATCAGTGACTTCAAATAGTTTTATTCGTCTATTGCAATCGTTAAGGTGAAGAATTTTTAATTTTACTAACCACTCATCTTCGCTAGTAGGTGGTTGCGCAAGATAAAATAACAACAGCTCCCCTTCCATGATAGCTCGCACATGAGGAGCAATACATGAATAATCCCATAGTTCAAAATCAGCCTTGAACCAGCGACTTTTAGGAGCGTTCCTCATAATTAGGCCAGCATGAATACATAATCTGGTAAAAATTAAACTAGACCAACCTTTGTAAGGTTTTTCGTATCTACCCGCCAAAGCCTGCCCAACAGCTTTGGCTTCACAAGTTGCAATATCGCAGTATCTTAAAGCCTGATGATAGTCATCCATAGAAATTTCTACAGGATTTCCTTTTGCTTCAATTTTCATTAATGCCCCCTTTAACGAGAAGCATTATAACGAATAATAAAAAACCCCGCACAATGGCGAAGTTTTAAATCCGACAACAATTAGAGTTTTGCCGACAATAGCTGATTTACACTAAACATATGCCAATTAGTTCATTTCTGCAATACCTTGCTGATAATTTGCTGCCTTTTGTTGCGAACGTGATCGCGAAACATGAAGTAGCGCCTGGGAATCGAGTCCCTTATACAGGCTGATCATCACATCGTAATGTTCCACGTAATTCTGAGACCAGTTTGTTTTATTAACGCCCACCAGCGCAGCCAGATCTCCATACTGATACGGCTCCTTCCCGGATAATTCGCCTTTCACATCCTGCGCAGCAAGCCATATCAACTGCCGCAACCGGTCGATAGTCTTCTTTGCCACCCTCTTCCCGGCCAGTTGCTGGCTGAACTGTTGCCACCCCCATTGAGTGATTTCCACCTGATAGCACCAGCGCACGTTCTCGCTATAGTTCCATAGCAGCCACGCTTTCTGGTGTTCTTCGAGTGACATCAGTGCGCGGCGCCACGATGCGGTGGAGTATTCAACCGGCTGCACCAGGGGAATATGCGAACCCTTGGCATGCGATTGCTTGCCGGGGATTGGCGGATTATCCAGCGTAATCATTTTTCCGGTCACTTCATCCTGCACCCGAGGCTTTTTACGTTTAAACGTTCCAGTATCGAACTGCGCGTTCTCCAACCATGCCATTAACTGTCCTTTCGTCGCACCACTTAGGTCGGCGGTGGCCACCATCAGTTGCTGGCGCACGTATTCGAGAAATTGAGTGTTCATACAGCACCGCCTATGGTTTTGATGTAGTTCTTCAGTATTCTGTAGTCCGTCAGCACAGAGCCGGGAAAATGGTATAAGCGCAATCTTTGCCAGCGAACGCGGAGGTGATCGGCAAAATAGGATTCGAATGTCATGCGGCCTCTCTGCTCTTTATTAATCCACGGCGAAGCGCGCTGTAATGCTTTCTTATGGCTTCGAGTTCTTCGATGGTGTATCGGTGTGGGACGTTATTGTTTTCGAGTGCCTCGACGCGCTTAGGCCCGATTTTCTCGATAAGACCAAGGCGGTACTGCTGCTGATTACCCGACAACTGCACGTTACAGTGGTGGCATTGTTTACTGATATTGTCTTCGTGGTAGCGGAGATGTGACGCCTTACCTCGTGAGCGAAAATGACCAGCTTCCCACTGGACGGTGTCAAACGTGCCGCAACTGATGCACGGCAAGTCATAGTCACGTTCGCGAATATAGTCATTGACTACACGCTGCGTTAAATCTTCCCAGTGCTTTAGCGGCTTAACCGCAGCTTTACGCTGGCGCCAGGCGGCTCGCTCTTTTTTCTCAGTGGCGCGCTTTTTGGCAGACTCCTTGCGTTGTGCGGCCTCCCTGATCTTTCTGATCTGCTCCTTGCCGACGGCGCTGGCGCATTCGTAGCCGCAAACCGTCTGCGTATCGCGCACAGGATGGAACCACTGGCGGCATTCTTTGTTGGCGCACTTCCGGCGCGGTAACTTAGCCATAATCACCCCCAGACCTTTTGTCGAAAGGTTCTTGGTGTACGCGCCGGATGCTCGCATTCAGGTAATTTTGCGCTGACAATCCAGGTTATGTTGTCGCGATTAAGGCTGCGTTCTACCGTGGCGCCACGACGGCGATAACTGGCCACCAGCTCGTCGGCCTGCTCGGTTGTGCATTCGTGATGGTGAAACCATGAGTATTTCATCGCCATCACCCCGCGAAGCTCATGAGCTGCGATGCAGCGTTTTCCGCTTCACGCTGGTCCTTGAATGCCCGGGACAATACCCAGCGCCACAGAACATCGAGCGCGGCTTTGTAAAGTTGCAGGAACTCGGTTTCGTCCATGTTGGCGAAAGCTATGCTGCGGGGGTGTTTACGAAGAGTTCCGTCAGGTAGTTGAATTGCGTCGTAGTGACCGGCCTCGACAATTACCCAGGCACGGTACGCGTCAAAGGATTTACACAGGCTGATCCCATTGGTAATTCGGCGACTGGCTACCTGCTCCAGATACTGCTCGGCAGTATCCAGCAGTGCGCCTTCGTTTCCACCAAATGCCGCGAGGAATTTAGCATAACCATTTACGAGCTTACGCTCATTGCTGGATATCGCCCCGCCAGTAGGCTCCCAGTATTCGAAACCGAGATTGAGTAACGCGAAAAAGCGACGGAGAAACGCCGGGTTGCGTACCTGCCGGAACTCTGCCACCAGCACGGCGCCGAGTTTGATTTTTGA